CCTGATATTGTGCAGACGTTTCTCAAGAAGGAAACCTATCAGAAACCCGCCGACCCGCGTATAATAAGCACGGACTCACCCGCCCACAAGGTGGAGTATTCACGAGTCTGTTACCCCATCCATGAGCACTTGTCAAAGTACTCGGATTGTGGGATACCGGGAGCCTGGAATGGGCGCCATCAGGCATGGTATGCATTTGGGTCTACGCCCAGGGACATTGCCATGATGATGGGACGTTTACACATATCAGCGCAAAAGAGCCTTCAACATGATTTGTCCAGAATGGATGGCCGGAAATCAGAAATCCTGCGCGTGTTGGAGTTGCTCCAGCTGATACGTTTTTACAAACATTGTCACCATGAAGCCATTCGGGAATTGCACCGAGCCACATACAACAAGAAAGCCGTGACCAAACACGGCCAGAAGTATGATACTGGTTTTGCGCAACTCTCGGGAGCAGCGGATACTGCTGTGTTTAATAGCACTGACTGCGCTTTCATTGTCTACAATGCCTTTCGAAAGATGGGCATGACACCTTTGCAAGCGTGGCAGTCTATTGGCATCATTGGTGGTGATGACGGAGTCACACCCGACGTTGACCTTGACATCCTTGCGGCCTGTGCCCAGGAAGTTGGACAGTCAATGACATGTGATGTGATAATGCGAGGCACCTTTGGGGTGACATTCCTGGCGCGCATGTACGGCCCGGACATTTGGTTTGGTGACATCAACAGTGTATGTGATATCATTAGGACCATGTCCAAGTTCCATACCACAGTGCATTTGCCGGCCAATGTAACCCCTCTCCAGAAATTTAAGGAAAAGGTATTATCCGCATCATTCTCCGACAGCCAGACCCCCGTCTTCGGGCCTTTCTTACAGAAAGCTCTGGCTTTGATACGCGAGGCCGAGATAGCCAGTATGAGTGATGAAAATGCTCGTCTGGTTCTCCATTGGAACGCAAGATATTCGCTGGAAGATCAGTACCCCAACAACGTTGATCCAAACGGTTGGGCTTTTGACTATGTTCAGTATGAATGCGACCGCGTACTTTTTAAAATCAACATGTTTAACTGGGAGGTGGCTAATTGCCTGACGGTTAATGAGTTGATGTTCGACCGCGGTAGGTGCTATGACCTGCCGGTTGCCATGGAACTTCCTAAGGATCAATCCGTAGTGGTTGATGGAGAACCCTACTTCCCCAAGATGAAGGAAGAAGAGAACCCGGTTCCGTTGGTCATACCAGTCGAAGTTGGCAAACCAGTATCCAAACTGGTTCCGCCAGTGTTGGCCAAACCACCCCCTTTGCAGGGTGTGTGTGGCAATGCGTCCTGTCCGTTTGGTAAATTAGGTAAGTGTTTGAACATGCCCCCCAAGACTTGTCACGTCAAAGTCGGGAAATGTGATAACCCTCTCTGTAGTTTTGCCAAATATGACATGTGTAACCTCGCGGGCAAAGCTGGCGCTTGTGCCAAACGCAGGGTTAAATCTAAGAAGGGGACCGGCCAATAGTCTGGTTCCCGTAATGGGTGCACCGCCACGGTTTGTGCAAAGGACAAACCGTGCGAAATTTCTAAGTTCTCACAACTTTGCGTTGCACCCTGATAAATTTCGATTTATACGACTTTTGGAGTATTACCTATACTTTGAACGTAATATTTTGACCATGACACGCACTGCTTCACAGAAGGCGCGTGCTGCCGCAGCAACCAAAGGGAAAGCTGCCAGCTCACGGAAATCACAACCACAAACCCAGAAGAAGGGTGCCCGTTGGCATCTAGGGTTCAACAACTTCGCCATGGGCTCAGGTGATGCACCTAAGCCACCGCGTTCCCAGAAAGGCCGTTCACTCGACCTAGTTGGGACCGGGCCCTGGGAGGTTAATGACACTTCTGGAGTTCGCCGTGGTGTGCCTGTGATCCATGATGAACTCCTTGGCACAATTGACTCCAGCACCGGATTTGTCTCGACTCCCCAAGTCTTGCAGCCAGGACTGGTGACCAATATGCCTTGGGGCTCACGCCTTGCCCAGCTCTACCAGAGATACCGCGTCAAGAACTTTGAGTACTACTACAAACCATTTGTCTCCCAATTTGATGCATTGGGGCAGCGTGGCCGCATAGTTTTGTGTTTTGATTATGACGCTCTGTCACAGAATCTCACAACACTGACCCAGGCCGAGACGCTGACCCCGCACGTTGTGGGGATGGGTTATGAGTCTCTAGTTCTCAGGTTGGATGGCCTCCGTTGTACCGGCCGTGATGGGAAGTTCATACGAACTGGCCCCGCGGCAGTTGGCTCAGACATCAAATCCTATGATTCAGGCGTCCTATACGTCGTGACATCCGGGTTTGGTTCCGTGGCGCAGCTTGGTGAACTCCACGCGCGCTATGAGCTTGAGCTGCTCAACCCCATGCTTCCTGATGCCATAGCTCCGCAGATTAACTATGCTGCGAGCGTCTGCGCTGACCTCTCACTCATCTCACTGACGAGCACCGTGCTCTCCAACTCTGTGTTGGGCTTCACGGCTGGCGTCAACTCCTCTTTGCGGGTTGCCAACGGCCTTGGCCTGACCTTTGTAGGCGGTGGCGCCACCGGACAACAGCTGATTATGCCTGCTGGAATGTTCCTTGTGTGCTACTACGGTGAGTTCACCAACAGCTCAACCGTAACCAACTGTCAGATCACAATGTTTCTGAACACCGTGGCCCAACTAGGTGGGACTGCTAACATCACTGCCGCTTGTGTGGCTGGTGTTATCCACCTCCACGGCTCTCTCCTACTCAACGCCATAGCGGGAGACATTCTCACCCTTGGTGGTGTCTCAACTTTTATAGGCACCAACCAGTACCGTGGGAAGTTCAGTATAGTGAATGTTTAACCATTTGTCACCA